AGCAGCTGACATAATTTGTGCTACGCCACTTGCTGTTTTATTTAGTGAGTCAGAGTCTAGGCCTTGGTTATATGCAGTAATACCAGTACGTTTTTCTTTCATGTCGTCCATATACTCAACCATCTGAAATGATGTTGGAGGGAATGGAGCATGCATTAATGGCTGAATAGCAGCACCTGGTTCACCTTGTACACGAACAATGCCGCCTGGTCTTGATGTTAACATATCATCTAAATTAACTCGATCAGAGATAGCATAACGGCCATTGTTAGATAAGTACATGTTATCTAATTGACCACGAATAAGAGTAGACTTAATCATTTGGATATCTTTGGTTAAGTCTGTATAAGAGCGACCAACGTGCCTATGGGGCATTAACATAGGAGTAAGACAAGCAAATGGCACGTGATCGCATGACTCGTCTTTATAAATAATTCTATTACCTACTAACACATAACGATGACGTTTACCGTTAATTTTTAAATAGGTATCACGGACTAATACTTCTGATGTATCTACAGCTCTATCGTATTGTTCTGAGTAAATATCACGAGCATTAGATTCTAATTCAAACTCATCATTTTCTGCCATGATGTCATTAATTTCATCTTCATCAACATCAAAGGCTTCAGCTACTTCTGATGGGGCCATCAGTTCACGATGCTGAACAAATCGTGCTGTGTCTAAATTAGTACCGTATGCATCAACAGAAACCATAATATTTTCTGGAGCTACGTTTTTAATCTTGATTTCACCGTTAGATTCTTTAACTCTAATCTTAACATCATGCAACATTGGCTGATCAAATGTTTGCATGGTTGCCATCTCAATACCTTCCATTCCATCTTCAGAAACTGGAGTTGGTGGCTCAATAACTTGAGGTGGAGACATTGGCATTGGCTCAACAGATGGGTCAGGATAAGATTCATACTCTAGAATCTCAACGTTATCATCTTGAGCTAACATGTCTAACTGTGCATCTGTTAGGCCTTTGTATTCTTCTTCATCTACATCTTCTTCTTCTTCGTAGTAAGCTTTAACATAACCATTTTTAGATAACAATGCATCTTTAAACCAGACATAAAATGTTTCAAATCCATTGTTTTTTTCCATAACAACGTGATTAATGTAATCTGTTTCTTGATCTGCTGCTTCTTGATCTTCTGGACCTTTAGGTTCAAATCTTACAACTTCGTCTCCAGCAACAAATACTTTTAAAAGCTGAGGTAGAGCGGACTCGATTGTATCTTGGACGTCGTAAGATACAACTTGAGAACGGCCTTCAATTTCATTACCGAATGGCTCGCCAAGATAAAAATTAATAGCTTCTGCTCGTTCTGCAGATAGCTGAGAGTCATTGATACCGTAAGCAATATTCTCTTCGTTATCTATCTTGCTAAGTATTTCTTCGTCTGTATATTTTTCCATCAAATGATTCCTAAATTAGAATATCGTATCTCTTGATTATGCCAAGATTCGTTTGACATATTATCTAAAGACACCATGGTGTATCTAAATGCATCAGCACCATGAGAATATTGATCATGCAATGGTGCTCCTGGTTCTTCAGTTGTTGCGTTAATTGCACGTCTATAATGCTTAAGGCATTCTATTAATCGTTCTGTTGACTTATCAAAGTAAACACGATGGAAATTCATACGAGCTACCTTGATTCCTGATTCTACATCTAATCGAGGAACTATTCTTACATCCCATCCATGTTTTTGCATAATGTCTTCTGCTGAGATGCCATGTTTAAAATCTTTAGTTCTTCCGTCATGAGGTAAGAACATCGTTCCCCAGTTATATTGTAAATCTTTTAACTGAGCTGAATAGCTATCTAGTGTTCTATGGTCATCCTCGATATAACCAATAACACGGACATCAGCTAATCCTTTTTGAACTAAAATAATAGACATGCTATCGTTCCATCCTAAGTCCATCACAACATGAACCTTCATCATCGGATCATAAGGAACTGTTGTTACACGTCCTTCTTCTTGTGCAGAAATAATTTCGTTGGAGTATATTGCTCCATCAACTGCACTCTTGCATTCGCCTTCCCAGATATTAGCATAATCTTCTGAGGTAGCTTTACTGTGTAGTCGCTCTTTGTTTAGAACTTTAGGAAACCATGGATTATCAATCCAATTTATTTTTACGACTGCTGCATCTTCTGGTGTATCAATTACAAATCGTTTGTAAGTATCATCAGAATCTAAGTCAGGGTTAAAGCTTACCCATATTTCTGATCCTGGCTTCCTAATCGTTGGAATAAGAATGTCCCATGATTTTTTAGATACGGTCTGAGCCTCTTCAACCCATACGATATCAACACCCTCATAGGACTTGATTGACTCGACTGTATTGTTAGCAAGACCAGTAAAGCTGAACTTGCTCCCATTAACACATCGAATCTCATTCTCTAAGACTTCAAAGTATTCACCGAATCCCATGGCCTGTATTTGGTCATTTAGTAATTGGTGAACTGATTGCTTAATAGATCGTTGTACTTCACGAGCACATAATATTCTTAATGGATCAGTGATTGCTTTAGCAATGAGTGCCCTAGCAAATCCCCATGACTTACCAGATCCTCGACCACCATACGCTACCTTGTAACGATGAGGTTCACCCAAGAATGATAACTTCTCTGGGAACTCTGCTTCTATTTCTTTACTATTCGGAATCTGATCCATGGTCTGGTTTTACAAATTTAAGTGTGACGTTTAATGGAGAATCTTGTCCATCCATTGTGCCGATTTCTGATTGTGTTGGCATAAGTTTAGCATACAATCTATAGAACTCAGTCCTATTATCTACAGCCCAAACTGCCATTTCTTGTACACCACCGATATCGTCAAACACATCAATCACGTTTTGTCTAACTTGACCAGATATTTTGTTTGGTGTTCCTTTTTTGCGGCCAGAGTTTTCTCGTTTGCCACCTCGATTATCTTTTTTTTCTTCGTCCATTATACAACTCCGTATCGGTTGGTTGCTTTAAGTTGTTAAAAGTATCCCACCATTCATCTGCATAATCACAATTAACGTAATCAGCAAAACATGGTGTGCCTATTGTGTAATGAACTAACTTAGCATCTGGATTGTAATCATATTCAGAAACTAACCAGTTCCATTCTTTTGGTATTTCACCTACTAAATTCATAAACTGATTATCTAACCATTTCAGTCTATGTAACTCTTTACCTGTTGAGTTCATAATCATCTCAGGTGTGAGCTGTAAGTTTTTAAAGTGGTCACAGTTCCATACCATTACTGATGACCAGTTCTTTCTAGGATAATCTTCGTTCTTATTACCTAGATATTTAATTGGGTATTTTGTTTTGTAGTCATGCTTGACCACAGACAATGCTGCAAGTGGATCTACAACATCCATGAGCTCTTTAATATCTGCTCTGCATAACATATCACCATCAACAAAGATGGCATAACCTTTATAGTCACAAAGATATGGGACTAGAAAGCGAGAATAAATAAAAGCATTAGAACCATCATCATGTGTTTCTGTATAATCTTTTAGTGTATTCAGTGCGAGTGGCACAAATGAAACTGGAATGCTTGCTTTTTCCAAAACACTCTGGCAAAAGGTATGATATGCAACTGCTTCTCTTGGGTCGTAACCTACGAAGATTTTAAGCATCTTTCTGTTATCTCTTTTCTTTTCTCATCAGTATAATTAGTCCAGTTGCTAATTTCTTCTAACGTTCTTCTGCATCCTTCACAAATGAATTGACCATCATCTAAAGGTAGGAACGAACATTTCTTGATGCAAGGGCTTAGCACTTCCATCTAGCTCGTGCTGCTTTACCTCGTTCACCTGTCCAACTTTGTGATCTAGCACAAAAGCTTTTACGTCTTTTAGCATCTTTACTTCCTGGCTTTACTTTGCCAGTTACTGGAGCTTTTAAATTGCTACCAGTTTCTCTATTATACTTTGCTCTTCCTTTTGCGGTAAGTCCTGCACCCTGTTTTATAGATCTTTTTTCACCTCTGCCAACTGATAATTTAACAGACTTAGCCATTAGAAATTAAGTAAGCCCATTGGGTTATACATTTGCTGACCTAAGCCTAATCCATAAGGTGATACATTAGATTGACCGCTAGCAATGTTTTGTAATTGATTAACTCCAAGATTGCCTGGAGCTGTTGTTGCATTTGTTACAGCTTGATCGATTCCTCTTAATCCACGAGCAAGTCCTGCACCTGGTGTTAAGTTGATACCTGCATCCTCAAATGATTGGAAGTATTGATCACGTGCTGCTGGAGTCATTGGAACTCTTTGAGGAGTCATGGCTTCGCCCATAGCATTTAAACCACCAGCTACTCCCATTGCTGCACGTTCTGCAGGAGATCCAACTTGATTAGCTATGCTTTCACCAAGTGGCATCATTGGATTTCCATCTTGCATAGATTCTGCTGCTATTCTTCCAGCTTCTTGACCAAGATACTGATCAAATCTAGGAACATTAGCACCTGGGCCTTGTCTTGTTTGATTCAATACTGAGTTAAGATATTCTCTTTCAGCTGGTGTTGATGCACCTCTTCCAGCTACTGCACCTGTTGCTCCCATTGCTGGTGCACCTAATGCAGAGCCAAGCTCTTGAGCATACATATTCTCAGCTTGCTGAGCTAAGCTTCTAGCCGCAGGAGTATCAGCTTGAGAGCCGAGATACTCTCTGATTCTTTCCTGTAATGTTGCCATAATTATTTCCTTTTCTTTGCTGTCTTAGCAGCTTGTTTAAAATTCTTTGCTGTTGGAGCTCCCTTGCTTCCAGGCTTTCTCATTTTCTCTCCACTGCCGTCGGCTATCCTTTTTCTCTTTGCATGAATGTTCGCATAAAGTCCAGGCTTAGCCATTATTTTTTCTTCCCATAAGATTTCTTAGTTGTCATCTTCTTACCAGTTTTCTTTGCTGCTTTTTCTGCTGCTTTCATTCCTTTAGCTGTGTAAGCATATTTCTTATTTCCGACCATTGGCATATTATTTCCCCTTAACTTTGCATTTCATTTTTTTAACTGGTTGCTTATGAATCTTGCGAGACATCTTCTCACAAACAACCTCTTCTTTTTCGCATTCTCTAACAACTGGTGCTTCTTCTGCAAAAGCTAATCCAGACATACATAACATCACGATAGATGAGATAATAGATTTCATTTCTTTTTACCTTTCCCTGCTTTACTTAATGCGATTGCTATTGCTTGCTTCTGTGGTTTACCAGATTTCATTTCTTTTCTTATATTAGCTGAGATAACCTTTTGTGATTTACCTTTTTTGAGTGGCATATTCGTTCCTATAAAAAAGAAAAGCCCAGCGAGAGAAACTGGGCTTTAACAAAGGAGGAGTAAGAGACGAAAGTGATAGATACAGTTCTCCTACAGGTATAATTATACTAAAAAAGCCCTGGATTGTCAAGGCTTAATTAGATTAAATTAAATGTTTTGATTTTTCTTCTATTTTTTCAAAAGCTTGTTATATTTAGTTAGCTCTACATTATATTGTGTAGCCAATGCTTCTAGCTTCTTTCTATAGATCATAATCTCTGCGTATAATCCTTCGCATTTATGTTTCTGATTTAATACTTCTTCTACTTCTTTATCTACATTCTTTAACATATCTATCATTCCATTACTCATCATCAGTCTCCTTTTTTTGCCATGAATCTATTATATGTTCTCCAGTTGAGTTATCTACATAAATAATCCAATCACCAATCTCAATGTATGCTACATCTTGTGCTCTTATATCTACTTTCATTATTTCTCTCCTTTGTTAATTAAGTACTACAATTACTATTATTGTATATTGAAACTAAGTTGTCAACACTTTTTTTAATATTTATTTAACTTTCTATCTACCCTGTTAGTTTCGCTAAATCTTAAACTTTCTGAGTCAAACCAAAAGGCCCAATGTCCCTCCCATTCATAATGCCTTTGCTTTACACAATAAACCATAGAAGTTGGCAATGCATCATA